ATCCTTCTGAAAGTTCTCTTACTTCTAAAGTATGAACTGCAACAATATGCTCATTGCGACAAATAAGAAGAGCCATGTTGCTTCCTGACAATAAAACTCTTTTTATTCCTTCCTCAGTAAGTTCACCATTTGATATTTCAATAGCCTTTTTAAGATGTGGAGCAATCTTATCCCACAGGACTTCTACTAATGTTGGTGGTAAGGCTACTATATTATAATTATTCATTGTGCTACATAAGTCATAGTTACTACATTAGATGCAGTTGATGGTCTAGTTGGTGAAGTTCCTGCTGCGTATGCCTGTATAGTAACACCAGCGTGTGTTGTAGACCACCAGATTTCAACATATTGACCAGCAGTTAATCTAACAAAAAAGTTCCAACCATTAATACTATGTCCTGCTATACCTCCATGACTATTAGGTACAGAAATATAACCTGTAGAACCTACAACATCAGTACCATTTATACGCAACCAAATACTAACGTCCTGTAGTGCTGTATCTGTATTTTGAAACTGCGTACTAAACTGCAAATTATATAATCCACTATATGCAACTGTTATCCTTGATCCACTAACCATACTGACATTGCTACTATAATCAGTAGTATTGAACGTCATAACATTAGCTGTATTGGCTGTTACCGTATGTGAAACTGTATCTTGAAACGCACCATAAGGAGTTGATGACATTGATGATAGCGATGTCCAACCATATGATGTATAAACCCATGCACCTTCATAAGTAATACTTGGTAAAATAGCATTAGCAAAATAATAAATCTTGCCGACATGTGGCTTTGTTGGTAATGCTGTCAATATGCTTAAATTACCCAGATCATCAGCCTTGTAGTTGACTGATGTTAGTTGCCTTACTAAATACTCTTTAAGTTCTGGCGATGTTGTAAAAGGAGGTTGTTCCATTATCTCACCCCATTAATTACATATTCTATATCCAAACCACTTAAAGTAAATGGCAGTAAACCTGTTGACTTGATGCGCCATGACAATAGCTTCCCAGTTGTTCTAATATCTACTTTACGCATTGTTTTTGGATCAAATAACACTTCTGGCTTCCATCTCACCGCACCACCTACAAAGTCTTGCGATCCTAACTGTATGCTAACAGATTCGTTACATGTTATATGTGGATATACGCTTCTTGTAGTAGTTACAACTTCTTGCCCTTCTAAGGCAAAACTAAGCCGTTCTAGCAACGTATTTTGAACAGTAGTGTTATCGTCTAGCTCTAGTGAAACTATTGCGCTATTGACGTTATTGGTGCTTACAACAGTCTTAGAGAATACCGATGTTGGGTCATAAGTCCAAACCCTTGAAGATGTGTCCCAAGTATCAGATGTATTGCTCCACAATAAAGGCACAGCAAGATTTACACCAAATGCTAAACCTGTTGTAGTGCTTGGTATATTTCTAATTGATGTAGTGCCGTCAACATAGTTAAAGATAAACGCAATGTTAGGTAATGTATTGCCTACTTCTGGCACACAGAACCAAATCTCTTTAGTAATCGGATTTGTTAAAGCAAACGAGTTGGCATAATAAGTAGAATCTATATTAGTGGTTAGGCGTGTTTTTAACTGTTTATTTAAAATAGACTGTATAGAGTTACCGTCATTAGATAGTATGTCACCATCAGATAAGAAGTAATGAACGCCATTTGCTTCTGCTAAACAGTTCTTAGCTAATAAACCATGATTTGCAGACAATACCTGACGCTGCCATACAAACTCACCACCAACATAATTTAATATATTGATGCCTCTTTCTGAATACAAAACAAAAGCATCACGCAATGTCCTTCCATCAACCAGTGCGCCCATATCGCCACCAATAGATGCCTTTCCAGCTATAGATGCTAAGTCTGTTTCGTCCCATGTATAAGGTAGACCATTAACATCAGCAGGATGACTCCAACGGTACGTTGATGGCAAAATAGTTCCAGCTTCTGAAAGATTTAAGGCAAATAAGAAGTCTTTATGAGAACGTATAATATCTGCACTGTATCCCATTGCTTGCCAAGTGCTACCTACTTTAAAATTAAGCGGTTGAAGTATCTGTGCGGTTTGCTGTGGCGACCAATATTCTGGATAATGTTGTTTGTTATTAAATATTGGTATGCTTCCCAATAAACAACTATGCCAGAATAGTTCACCATTTGCACTAATGCCTGGATAACCTGTAGCAGATGTAATATTAGTCCATGATGCTCCGTTATACGCCCATGCTGAGGATTGCCCTATTAACACATAAAAGCTACCACTAGCTCCCAATATTGGCTGAATTACGCCTGCTTTGAAGTTAGATGGCGGAGTGGCTAATGTCTTAGACATGTTAAAGCCAACAATTTTATTATTTATTAGTCTAAAGTTTGTGCCGTAGGTAAATATTTCTGGTGGTAAATCACAAGGTTCTAAATCAAAATTAACATTTTGCATACCCAAATTATTAATTTTTAATAATGTCATAGCAATTTACCTTGAGTAGCTAATAATAATTGTTGGCTGGTTTGGTTGGCTGAAGTCATCTCGTTTCTAAACGACTCAACCGCTGCACTGGTGCTTCTTTGTTGCATAGAATTTTCAATCATTAGCATAGGTAACCAACTCATAGCACAACCGTGTTCGTCCATAACTTCACCTGTGTTTGGATTAGTGCCAACTAACTTGGTGTACCAAGCACAACGATGGATTGCTCCGTCTTTTATCTCTTCACATTTTGCCCCAAGTGGGCAGGTTAAAACTGTTTTAATTTCCATTAGTTTTTAGAGCAAATAATCATGTCAATATATCTTGGTGTCCAGTCAGAAGCACTACCATTTGCTGAAATTGAACCTGATGGAGTTCCAGCAGAGTTTGATGATATGTTTGCACTTGCACTATTTGTACTATTCCATACAGCATCACTACCAGCATTAAGACCTTTTCCTGTAAATAGATAAGCCCCTGCGCCTGTATTATAAGCACCAGCACTATGAGCATGTCCAGAATCTGAATGGCTATGCGCACCCATTGCATTACCAGTAAATGTATGCGTATGTGAAGATACAACATTATTTAATATGGGTGATGCACTACCACCGATACCATTACCAGTTGTATTAACCACCCTAAGCATACGGTTTGTAGCGTTATCAGTAGTATCTTGCGTCCATCCCGTAGGAGCTGCTGCTTGTGCAAATGGCATCCTTGTTCCAGATGCAAAATAAAAGTTTGTTAAGCCATGCAAGGCATTTATCTCTGCCTCAGTTGCTGTAATAGCGGTTGCAAAACCATTTCCAGCAGCACCAGGGAATTGTGCTTTCAATACTGACTTAATCAAACGTAAGTGGTCATCACCTTGATTGACTGGATCAGAGCTTGTTGGGTTTGATGTAATAAAACTTGATATAGTTGAGCCTGTTTCTAAACCCATAATAATTACCCTGGAAAAGTAGTAAGTGAAGTGCCTGACCAAGTGGATTTGGCATCATTTAAAGTAATTTCTGACATGGCTTGCTGAAATCTATTGTCCCATAAAGCTGATGCTTCAGCATCTTTTATGAAGCTATTAATCTCAACTAAAATACCAAACACATACGCATCTGGATTAGACTCAGATAACCAGTTAGTTGTTATGCCAGTTGATAATGGTGGCAATGTTTGAAAGTAATCTATCTCTAGTGAGTGCGTGCTATCATAAAATGGTTGCACATGAATATTACCTGATATAACTGTATAGCACGGGAATTGTGTTTCACCATTATTAACCAGATTAGCCATCTGCTCTGGATTAACCTGTAGCAATGTAACCCTGCTTGCTGAGTTAGTTTCATCTATTACTTTAATGGAACGCATAACAGAATAGTTGCTTGGCAATGGATAATATTCAGTTGTAGAAGCCATAGGAGTCTTAGCCCTGCATGACATATCTAATGTCATTAAAGTTCTGTTTATTCTTGCTTCAGCAACTTTTATAAATAAATCTATGCGAGATGTTACTTCTGTATCCTGCCTATCTGCATAACCTAACGCCAAGTCTACGATTTCTGAATAATTCATTTTAATTCCAAGTTATTGGTGTTGTTGTTTCTTCTGTCCAAACTGCTGTTGCTCCTTCATCTTGACATGTCCATACATCTACTGCGCCAAACTCAAATTCCCAATCGCCTAGAAATAATTTGTTTATTGAGGTAAATCCGCTATATGTATATGTGCCATTTGAAGTAAATATTTTTGAATGTCTATTAACTATTGCATCAACGCCAACATAGTTATATGTTCCATTTTCTGCATTTAAGTATCTGGTCTGCAATATATCACTTGATTGACCAATATATGTATAAGTCCCATTATTTGCATACTGAACTCGGTTATTATTACCAAGTCCTGCAAAAGTAGATTGAGCAAAAGATGCTATGCCAAACATTACTCAGACCAGGGCAAAGGTGGAGTTACGATAGATGGATTTATTTTTGCTTCTAATTGACTTAATACATTAAATTCATAAGCAGCTACTTGTTTTTCACCTAAAGCATCTTTAGTCCAAGCAACCACTTGATCTAAAGTTAAATCTGCATATGGAATATAGTTAGGTTTATCAGCGTCAACTTCAAATGATGCTGTTCCGTAGACTGCGCCTGTGTAAGTTCCATCTGTAGCTGTTAAAGTCCAATGTGATGTTACGACATAATCAAGCATACCGTTGACATTTGGTCTGCAATCCATTGCTACAATATTCCAAGTGTTTGTTATTGACATATTATTTTCCCAGTAATTTAGTTGAAGCTTCTGACCAATTTATTTTCATGTTAATTGCTCATCAGTGGGTTTAGGAAGCTCATGATTCCACTCTTTTATATAGTCACCATTCCCATCAGAATCATTCTGTAGACGTATAGTTGTCATGAAATCTTCTTGGGTTAGCTCAGGGTAAAGTGCCATTATCTTTTCATATAAAGTCATGTTATGCGCTCCTTATCATTGATGCTTGGAAGTAAACTGTGTCTATAGTTGCAGATGTATTCATAGTGGTTCCTGTATACCCATAAAGCTCTACATAATCAGATGTTCCATTAAGATATACTAATATAGAAACAGTCAACCCTACACCATTAGTCGCTACGTTATTACCCGACTTATACATCACTCCATTTTTATAAATAACAGCTACAACTTGTGTAAATCCAGAAAACTGTACTCTTCCTGATGCCTGATAATATCCAGCTACAGTTGGTGTAAATCTTGAAGATGCGTAATTACTATTAGTATCAAACTCAACTGTTGTTAAAGTAATTTTAGTGACTGTCGCTGCCGTAACACTTTGTGCCACACTCTGATAAGCACTAAACGCTGGGCCATTAACCATCACAGTCCCACTTGTAGCTGGCAAAGTTAAGACCGTGCTTCCTGCGACTGCTGGTGCTTGGAGTGTAACAGAACCGCTCGTATCCCCTGCGACTACTATAGAACTCATAACTGTGATGCTCCTATAAACATTTGATCTATCTCTTCATCTGACTTGCCTAATATTGATAGCACTTGCTCAACAAGCGGATTATTACGCTCAACAACGGTTGAATATTCCCACCAAATTTTATATTCAGGTGTAGACATAGCAGCTTCAATATCATCAAGTAAACCATCAGCTAATAGTGCTAATCTAGCTTGACGCATTGATATGTTGGGTATGACTACAGGTGGTATGTCAGCAGGTTCTGGTGTGTTGCCTTCAGCAAGCCAGATTAAGTATTGAGCGTAGTCTGTGTTGTCTGGATCATTTGGGATACAACCTTCTTTGCCATTTTCGTATTTCACACGAATTGCATTTACAGACCCATCAAATGTTTTAACTTCTTGGTAACTTAAAATCATAATTCTGCCCCTAAAAGTTCTACAGTTTGATTATATGCCCCACCATTTGTTGTTGTAAGTGCCATAGAATATCTACTTCCAAAAGTATCTGTTTCATTCCAAGATTGATTGTTAAAATTTGCAAAAGACCCTCCAGATGTAGTTGGAGTTGGAGCAACACGAGTATTAACTTTCCACCCTACTGTATAAGAAAATGTTGAACATCCAACTGTATATGACCCAAATGTAAATTTCTGATAATACCTCTGACACAAACTCAACTCAGTTCCGTAAGGTCTGTAATCAAAGCTGGTAGCGGTTGAGCCTTTTTCCAGTTGTACGCCTGTGATGTAGAATGTTGCGCCGTTTGTAGCAACAACATTTATTGCAGTAGTTGTTGTAACTGCATTAGCTGTACCCCATGCGCCAGCAGTGCCTTGAAAATTAGCACCAGCACCCAAACCAAATCTCAATCTAAGTCCTAATGCATTATTAGTATCCCATGTTCCTGTTGTATCACCGGGGATTGTTTGTGTAATTTGCGTCCAAGTATTTGCAGATGATATTGTGTAATTAAATGGGTATGAACGATTTCCGCCAGCATTTACTATTGCCGCACCAAAAGTCCCAGTTAAGCTAGAGCGAACCCAAAATGAAATAGTCACTGATGATGCACCAGCCGCACCAAAACCTAAGTCTGCAATGTTAAATCCCTCAATACCTTGCTCTAAATAATAGTTGTCGGAAGCACCCGGTGTTGTTGCTGCTAATGAAACCACACCAAGATATTTAATAAATCCTGCTGGTGGAGTAACTGCCGCAGAATTTTGTTGCACACTAAATTTAGACGCAATAGTTACTCCCGCAAACCATCTATCAAGTGTATATTGAGGATTTGCTGTAATCGTAACAACCGCCCCAGCATTCCTTTGGTCTATGACCATGCCACCATTGATGATGCGGTTCTTGAATCCTGTGTAATTGGTAGAACCCGATATAAGCCCCGTGGCTGTCACTGTTGATGCTGTAACTGCTCCTGATACTGTTTCCGCAGGAGTTGTGATTCCGTTTGTTCCATCTAAAATTATGCTCATAATCCTACTCGTACATTATGTTAATAGAACCTGCATCGAAAGTGTCTGTGCCATTTACTGTGGTGATACGAACTCGATCTAATGCGCCTGAGAGGGTTGGGCTTAAACCACCGCCACACGCACCGAAAGTGTTATTAGTAAGCGCACCAGAACCAGCTTTTATCCAAGTAGTTCCACTAAGTAAAGATATGGTAGCTATGCCTGAATAAATGTTTACAGCTCCACTGCCTATAGCCACGATATATCCAGCAGTGCTACTAAGACCTGCTGCATTATTAGTAGACCCAGCAATAGTTGAAGCGGATGTATATCCAGATGAAGTTACCGAACCAGAGCCAATTTGAATAAGGATGTTAGAACTTCCAGAAAGTGAAACATTACCTAACATCACAGTAATCCTCTTAACCCAGCTAGGAATACCTGTAAAGTCTATAGACGTACCTGAAGTTGATGCTTGGGCTGTACCAGAGGTTAAGATACTTTTTGCAAACGTAACATTCTGCGAGGCATCTATAGTAAGGCCTGTAACACCTGCTGTTTGAAGCTGTAAAATACCTGAAGCATCAGCAGTTGTAATAACACCGCCTCCGCTCGCTGTACTTGCATTAATTGTTGAACTCATAAGACTACCCATCTTTGTCCACTTGGGACTGTAACTGTTACACCAGAATTAATTGTTATTGCTCCAACGCTAGAAGCGTTATACCCAGTTGGTAATGTGTAAGAAGTAGAAACTGTTTTGTTATTTAATACCAGTCCATTTGATGCTAATAATTGTGAAGAAGTAGTTGTGCCAGTAGTTACTAAACTTGTTCCTGTAGCAACACCAATATTAGGCGTTACAAGTGTTGGACTGGTAGCAAATACAGCAGAACCAGAGCCTGTTTCATCAGTTAAAGCACCTGCAAGATTAGCTGAGGTAAAAGACCCTAAAGATGATGCGTTACCAACAGAAGTTATAGCACCTGTAAGGTTTGCATTAGTTGTGACTGTAGAAGCTAATGTAGCATTTCCTGCTGTTAATCCTGTTGCTGTACCTGTTATATTAGTACCAACAAATGACGCTGGCGTTCCAAGCCCTATGGCATTTCCAGAAGCATCTAAGTGAACTGACTTCTCGGCAGGGTAAGTACAAAATACATCTTTAGTTCCAGTTGTAAATACAACTAAAGCACCGCCATTAGAAGATGCTAAAACAGTAGTACGAGCAAGCGTTGTACCGCTAGATGTATAAGTTCCAATACCTACTTCCCAGTTAGCACCGCCCTGATCTGATATACAATAATAAGTGGTATTGCCATTTCCTATTACTGCAAAAGATTGGAATCCTAATGCAGCACCAAGCAGAGTTGCTATACCTGTACCAACAACTGCTGTCGTTTCTTTTACTCTGTCATTAACTACAAGAGCCATTTTATTTCCTTAGCTAACTTGGAATACGCCATTAATGGCATCGAGTACGATCTGCACTGTTTCACCAGCAGTAACAACCTGACTTGAACCGTAATCCCATGAACCGATTGGTACGTTTAGTGTTGAGTTATAAAGAATGGCATAACGATAGGTAAAACCCACACCTGTAGCTGTCCAAATAGCAGGACTATCAAGCACTAATTTAAATAATCCAGCGATCTGTGAAGATGATGTAGTGGTACAAGTATTACCACCAGCGGTATAACCTCCAGCGGTTGCAAGATCAGTTGTTCCTGCTACAAAAGTAGTATCAGCAAGATTGATAGTTGCAGCTAGTGCTACTTTCCAGACATCTGTGCCAACATTAGTTCCTTCTAATAAAGATTCAACGCCAGCGGTATATTTTGTATATACAGATGTTGCCATTGTTATTTTCCTAATTTATCGGTAAAAAACATACCCTGTGATCCAGCTAAAGCCATAACTAATGATGTTATAGCTTGTGATTGTTCTGGTGGCATATTATATATCCCAAATGCTCCTAGACACCATATTAATCCCCTAATGGTGCTACCTTCACGCAATAATTCTTTTAGATACTCTTTCATAGTTCACCTGTTATTTGATTAATAAGTCAGCTTCTAATTGCCTTCTTTTAACTAAACCATTAAGAATAGTTCCATTACTCTTATTCCATTTCTTGATTTCTGTTGATGCAGAAACCCAGTTACCTTTATCAACCCTTAGTTTTAATGTTGATTTATTGTAATTCGTTATGCCTAAATTATAAACAAAATCCGCTATTGCAGCTTGTTTTTCCATGTTAGCAGTTGCTAGTATTGGTGATGCCTTAATCGCCTCATTAAAAGCCTGTAATGCGGTTTTAATTATATCTTCATCAGCTTGTTGTTGCGTCCATACCATGCCTTCTTTAACACCTTTGGTTTGTCCGTAACCAATAGTCCAAATACCTGCTGGACATTTATATGCTTTTAATTTGCAACCTTCACTATCTTTAATGAGCTTTATTAATATCTCTAATGCACTCATTAACCTTTACCAAATACATAAGCTATAACAGCAAAGATAGCACCGACAGCAAATACAACACCACCAAAAAAACCTTTATTGTTTGCAGAGTCTTTTTTAAGTTCATCTAATGCTAAAAATATCCTGTCTGATCTTCTGCGTGAATCTTCCAGCTCTTTGTGCAGTTCTTGGGTAAGTCCTTCAATCTTTTGTTCTACTTTTGCCACTCTACAATTAAGGTCTGTCACGATTCCTTACCTTTTTTATGAAGTTAAAGTTATATTAATGACAGTACCAACTGCTACTTTTGTGTAAGCAGTTACACTTTGAGCTGTAACCAGACCAGTTGTTAATGTTACCGTTC